AGGACGGCAGGCAGGCTCTGGAACTTGCCGACGAAGGCTTCCCTTGGCAAGCTTCTATTTACATCCCGCCTTTAGTAATCGAAAGGGTAAAGGATGGGGAGACAGCCGAAGTGAACGGCCAGAAGCTTAAGGGGCCCGGGACGATATTCAGGAAGTCCGTTTTAAGGGAGGTTTCTTTTTGTGCTTTGGGAGCTGATGAAAATACCTCGGCAAGCGCCCTTAAGGATAAGGGCGATAACATAGATCTGGATGTCGAAATAATCGAAAACAAAAACGAGGAGGTGGAGAACATGGAACTTACCGAGTTGACATTAGAGATGCTGAAGACCGAGAGGTCTGATTTGGTCGAAACCCTTTTGAAAGAAGGCGGGGAATCCGGCGCCAAAGCCAATCTGGATGCAGGGGTAAAAAAGGAACGCGAGCGGATCCTTGCTATCTTGAAAGAGGCCAAGGGATTCGAAGGGATGGGAGACGTTGCCAACGAGGCGATAGAAAAAGGCGACAGCGTAGAAGTTGCGGTCGGAAAATTCAAGGACAAGAGGCTTGCCGAGTTGGAAAAGAAAGCGCCTTCCAATCTTGGGCCTGACGCGGACGATCCCGAAAAAGGTGCCAAGAGCCATCTTGATAGGGCGAAGGCGTATCAGGCAGAGCATGGCGGAAGCATGACCGAGGCCTTAAAGGCAACGGCGGAGAAAACAGTCAAGAAATAACTCGTGGTGAGCGTAGTCGAACCACGGGAGTCATTTTTCGAAAAAGGAGGGATAAAAATGTCACAGCAAATAGAAAACGGATTGAAGACCTTTACGGCGGGCGAGGCATTGGAGGCTTATCGCCGGGTAAAGTTGAGTGCCGGAAGCGGCAGTCAGGTTGAGTATGCCGATGCGGACGAAGATTCGATCGGCATCACCCAGGTGAAAGTCGAAAGCGGCGAGATGGTAACGGTTGCTCTTCGTACCACGGGCAGGACTTTCAAGGTCACGGCCAATGAGGCAATGGCGGCTGGGGCGAGCTTCTATGGCGGGAATGACGGCAAGGTTCAGGATACGGATCCCGGAGCCGGGACGATACGAGGCGTTGCGCTCGAGGCCTCGACAGCTGACGGGGATATCATCGAAGCGATTATTACCGCTTAAGGACGGATAGCGTAAAAACGGTTTTCGAAAAAAAGGAGGGATTAAAATGGGATTAGAATATTCAGGAACTCATGCGAAACCGCGCCTTGAATTGGGCGTGGCGGTTATGGAGTATATCGAACAGGCAAAGGAGTTTATCGGGACGGTTTGTTTGCCTATCTTCAAGACCAAGAAGAAAGAATCTTCTTTCTCGGCTATCACCAGGGAAAGCATAACGCGGGACGCCGATACCAAGCGTGCGCCGCGCAGCGCATACAACCGCGACGGGTTCCAGGCAAAGGACCTTTCTTATAAGTGCGAGGAGCATGGTCTTGAAGGAGCCTTGGATGACGGAGAAAGGGAAATGTACGCGTCAGATTTCGACGCCGAGCTGATAACGTCTCAGATTACGGCTCGCCGCCTGATGCAGGCTCAGGAGAGAAGGGTGGCAGAAATCCTTTTCAATATATCGACGTGGACAGGGGCGGATCTGTTTACGGATCATTCCGCCAATCCTTGGGACAACATCGCATCCGACGTCGTCGGCCAGGTCCGTGCGGCAAGGGAAAAGGTACGGGCAAATTGCGGGATCGATCCCAGCGCGCTTATCTGCAGTAAAGCAAACATCGACCGGCTGATGGACAATACCGGGATCAAGGATTCGATTAAGTACGTCGCTCGGTTGACAGAGGCGGAGATCCTCAATGCCTTGGCGGATATCCTGGGACTAAAGAAAATAGTCGTCGGGAAGGCGATTTACAACAGCGCAAAAGAAGGTCAGAGTTTCGTAAGCGCCGACATCTGGAACGATGATTATGCCATGATCGGCGTGGTTGCCGAAGACGGGCAGAATTTGGTTCTGCCTAGCGTGGGAAGGACCTTCTTGTGGGTATCTGATAGCCCGGATAACGCTACGGTCGAGTCCTACAGGGACGAGGTGCATCGCAGCGATGTATTCAGGGTGAGGCAGAATGTCGACGAGAGAATCATCGACAAGTACTTTGCCCATTTGATAAAGGTAGACGCATAACCGACTTCCCAACTTTCGGTTAAAACGGAGGGAACGGTTATGGAGAAGGAGTCTATCCGCATAGTCTTGATTGAGCAGAAAAATATCGGCGGGATAATCAGGAATCCCGGGTATGTCCTTTTGGAAGGGATAGCCCTAAAGAATTTGACCGCCGATGAAGTAGGAGAGTCTATCCGGCTCGGTCAGGTTAAAGTAGAGGTTGTAAAGACTAAGAAAAAAAGCGAGGAGGCTCCTGGATAAGGGGCCTCTTTATCTTTTTAGAGGATTGAACCATGAGTCTTAAAGACCGGTTTTCCGCAGATGTAATAGATTGTTTTTTGAATACGGCCGAGTTCGCGGAGGTGATTACATATAGTCCCGAGGGACAGGTCGCAAAGGATATCAATGCGATCGTAGTTCGTGGCAGGCTCGAGCCGGGGAACGAAGACCAAGGAAGGGGCTTGCAGAATCAGGCTGAGATTTATATCGCCAACGACGCTACGGAAGGTATTACATCCGTGGATAAAAAAGACGATCGTATAACTTTGGATGACGCCGAGGGGACGAGCCGCGAGGCGCGCATCATCGAGGTCTTGCATAAGGACGCTGGCGCTTGGCATTTGCTTGTGGGGTGGTAATGCATGGTTAGGTTAACTGTCGAGATAGATACCAGACGCCTTGAGAGAGCCATAATGATTGCGCCGAGAGTCCTTAAGTTTGAACTTGCCGATGGTATGGATAGGATCGGCAAAGGTTTCCTGAAAAGATTCAGGCAACAGCAGCTTCAAGGCCCTCCAGGGGTGCGAGGCGCATCGGGACACGGGCTCTTTGGTACGTTCAAGCGGGTGTTTTTGGTTTCGTCTACCATTGAGGGAATGGGGACGCAGATTTTCTCGGATTCGAAGATCGCCAAGCTCCATGAGACAGGCGGTATCGTGACGGATCCTGGCGGCGGCAGGCTTGCGGTTCCGCTGTCGGCAAGGACGGAAATGTTCACCGCTCAAGGCAAATTGAGGTCAAGGTTCAAGCGGCCGAGAGAATTGAAGAACGTGCATCCTATGAGATTCAAAGGTCAGACTTTCCTCGCGAGGGTGACCAAAAGGGCGCAGAAAATTTTGCCATTGTACGTATTGAAAAGGATGGTCAGGCTGAAGCCGCGGCTGGGGTTTTATAGGACGTGGGATGGCTTGGTAAATTACAGGATTGAGATTCTCAATAAGTCCATAGAGAAGGCCTTGAGGAAGATTTAAAGATGGAGACGGTAAGGGAGAGAATACTTGCGAATATCAAGACGACGCTGGAAGGCATAACAATCGCCAACGGGTATAATTTCGATTTTACTGCCGAAACCGTCCAGCGGTGGTCGATGCATGGCAATAGATTGGTCGATCTCCCTGCTGTAGTGATAAGCCCGGGAGATGAGGAAGAAAAAAGCCTGCCTAATAATTTCGAGGAATGCGTATTAAGCATCTACCTCGATGTATTCTTTGTGACCGAAGAAAATGATGCGGTGTCGACGGACACCTATTTGAATAGATTACAGGGTGATATGAAAAAAGCGATTTTGCAAGACCATACCCGAGGGGGCGAGGCGATAGATACGGATGTTTTGGGGACGACTCCGTTTGAAACGACGGAAGGCCAGCCTTATGCGGGAATAATAATGGAGCTGGGCATAAGGTACCGTCATTTGAGGTCCGACCCAACCGCAAAGAATTAAAAGGAGGGATGAGTTATGTCAATGTTAATACGCAAGAGGCAATTAGCGGCCAAGATCGAGAGTGTCGAAGGGACAGCCGAATCCTTGGCGGCCGCAGACGCAGGGCTATTGGTCAATTTCAGCCCCAAGGCGAATTACGATCCCCAGATGTACCAGAGGAATCCGGTGCGCTCGTCGCTTACCAAGATGGGCAAGTTGACCGGCAAGCGTTCTGGGGGAATAGATTTTAGCATCGAGTTGAAGGGTGCGGGTTCGCTGACACAAGAACCTGAATGGGCAAAGCTGATCAATGCCTGCGGGTTCGCTATCAATGATCTTAAAAAGATAACCATAGGAGCTATTACTTCAGGGCCGTTTCAGCACGGAGAGACGATCACAGGCGGAACATCGCTTGCAACGGGTAGGGTCGTAATCGAGACGGCAAACGGCACGACTACGCTTTACTTTGTCGAAATAACAGGCACATTCGAGACAGGTGAAGTGCTTACAGGAGAAACTTCCGGAGCGACCGCGACGACAGGCTCGGTACCTTCGGACGCCGGACATGAGATAAAGCCTATCAGCAGCTCGGTTCCTTCGTTGACCATGGGCCTGTATGAAGACGGCGTGAGAAAACTGCTCAAAGGATGCCGAGGGACAGCCAAGTTCAATTTCAAGATAGGCGAACCGGCAACCGTGGATTTCAGCTTCAAGGGCGTGGAGGCAGGCGTTATCGATACCCCTCTTCTTACCGGGCTTTCTTTCGACGATGTGGTTCCGCCGGTCCTTTTGAACGCGGTGATGTCCTGTGACGATGTTTCATTGAACGTCGGGGAACTGGATATCGATATCGCCAACACATTGGCCCCAAAGGACAAGATCGACGACGAGAAAGGCATCCTGTCGTTCATGATTACCGAGCGCGATACCCAGGGGTCGTTTAATCCCGAGATGGTGCTGGTGGCCACGCACGATTTTTACGACAAGTGGTTTGGCAATACCCCTATGGTCCTTGATATGGCCTATGGCGAGACAGACGGCAATAAGATCAGGGTTTATGCCCCGAGCATTATCTATAACAAAGTGGATGATGCGGACCGTGACGGCATACAACTTGCCCAGACCGCGTTCGACGTGACCGGTTCCATGGAGCCGGGAGACGATGAGCTGGCAATTTTGCTTTTATAAAAAAGAGGAGGTGTTTTATGTTAACGGGAATCGATGTAACCGCCACCAGGAAATATGTATCCAAGCTCGATCCGGACAAGGATAGCCCTACGGTTTTTCACGTCGGCGTCTTGGACCCGGTCTTAAGGGCAGAGATCGACGATGACTCATCGAGTTACGAGATGAGCTCCACGAATCCGAACGATAAGGCGAAGGTAAAACTCAACTGGAACAAGCGCCAGATTACGGCTATCAAGTTCGGCCTTAAAGATGTGGAAAACTTCTTGGATCCCCAGACCAAGAAAGCAATTGAGTTCAAGTGCGAGACCATTCGCTATGCCGGAAAAATGAGGGACGCCGTGCCGGACAGGATTATCGCAATGTTCCCAAGCGAGCTAAGGACTGAGCTCGCGGAAGTAATATTGAACGAATCTAAGCTGACGGAGGACGAGCAAAAAAACTGATCGTGGCGGTTCATTTGGGCGGCCTCACCGTGAACTGCCGAAGTTGCTTATCCGGAAAGAAGATTCGATGTGAATTCGAAGTACCGGGACAAGAGATTTGGGAGTTGAACGGCGAGCAATATAAAGGATGCCCTTTTAGAATCGTCACGCGGCAGTCGGCGAATTTTATCAGGGCGTTTAATTTTTATAGGCAGGGATATTTACCGAATCCCGGAGCTTGGCTTGAGCAGTCGGCAAAGATGCTCGATGCCTTTGAGGTCATCGAGAAAGAATTACAGGCAATCGAAATGGAAAAAATAAGAAAGAGGAATAAATTCAAGCGATGACGAATAGGGAACTATCAATCATATTGCGGTTGAAGGATGAAGCGACGAAGCGCCTTGAGGGTATCCGCGGCAACCTGCAGCGGTTTGCCAATTCATGGAAGCAGAACTGGCTTGCTATTACTGCCGCAGTTACAGCGGCCATAATGGCTTTGAATAAGGCGTGGCAGTTAATGGAGATGGGCGCGAAAGCAGAGCAGATTGAGGAAAGTTTTAAGCGCATGGCGGAAAGCGTCGGCATAAACTCCCAACAGATGAAACAGGCCTTGATGGAAGCGTCGCACGCCACGGTCAACTTCTCGAACGTGGCGGATAAGGCCTCTGCCCTTATGGCTCAAGGATTGAATATGGAGCAGGTTACCGCACTCATGCGCCAGGCCCGAGTCGAAGCGAGGATATTCGGCACGACAACGGAAGAGGCGTTTCAAAACATCTCAAGCGCAGTCACTGGTGGGCTGGTTACTACCTTGAGGCGTTCGTACGGACTTCAGTTGTCACTTAAAGACGCGGTAGAAGAATATGCCAAGTCTACGGGTAAGACCACGGAAGAAGTGCAGAAGTACCACATGGCGCAGGCCCTTGCCAACCACATATTGGAGAGAAGCAAGTCGCATCTTGCAGCGGTCAACCTCGAGATGATGACGAGTTACGAAAAAGTGCAGATGCTTAAATCCCGCTGGAACGATTTCCTGGAATCGACCGGCCAGGTCCTTTGGCAGGTGCTGGGATTCTTGCAGGGGTTTATGAACCAGCTTGTATCAGGTTTCTTTACACTGCTTGAGGTGGCAACCACGGTATTCCAAAAAATACTGGTGCCATTGATAAAGTTATATGAACTGCTGGGTAAACTGCCCGGGAAAGTGGGAGAGGCATATCGGCAGGCAGGAGAAAGCGTAAAGAAATTATCCTCTGACATGGAAGTGAATAAAAAAGCCTTTGAGATGGCGTCGATAGAGAGCGCTCAAACTGCTATGGAGCAGTACGACCTTGTGTTTGCCAAGGTAAAAGAAACCGGAGATAACACCGCGGAGATATTGAAGAACGTTGCCAGGCAGGTTGGCGAGAGCGCAAAGGAAGCGGTGGTTCAGTTCAGCGCCATGGAAGAATTTGCCAAGCAATCAGCGCGAAACATGCAGAATGCTTTTTCGCAATTTTTCTTCAAGGCCTTTACCGGCGAATTAAGAAATCTGAATGAGATATTTGTCGATTTCGGAAGAGCTATCTTGCAAATGATATCGAACATATTGGCAAGGTTGCTTCTCATAAAAATGTTTACAGCCATGGCAGGCCCCGGCGGAAAGATATTTGGCGTTGCAATAGGAAGCTTATTCCATGAAGGTGGTATTGTCGGGAAACAGCACAGAGGTTTTATTAGGGCGCACGCAGGGCTTGCTCCCGATGAAGTGCCAATCATTGCCCAGACAGGAGAAGGGATATTATCAAGGCAGGGCATGAGGGCCTTAGGCGGTCCGGATAATCTAAAGAGCCTTAATAGAGGCGAAGGCTCAGGAGCAGGCGGGGTGACGATCAATATCAATCAGGTTATACAGGCCTGGGACGCGCAGGATGTGTGGCGTAATAGAAAGGCATTGTCGAATGCCATTGCCGACGATATTTACAATAACGGCAAAATTCGTTCGGTTATTAGGAGTTACACATGAGCGACTTTAATTATACACCGGACTTTGCGATCGATGAGGCGGTTCAATATAAGACGCTTGTTTCCGAGTTCGAGAACGGAGTTGAACAGCGCAGGCGCAAATGGGCAAACCCTTTAAGGAAATGGACGTTAAGATTTCAGCATAGGACGCTGACCGAGATGAACGCTATCCGGGATTTCTTCATGGGTAAATATGGGGCGCTCGCGGCGTTCACCTGGACGAATCCAAACGATTCCGTAGAATATACGGTTAGGTTCAACGAAGATAGTTTCAAGTTCGTTTTGAAGGCGTATCAGGTCTACGACTTTGAATTCGATTTTATAGAGGTGAAATAATGCCGAGGAATATTGATTCGACATTCAAAGCAGAAAAGGCCAAGCAGGAAAACCAGCCGATTTTTCTCTATACCATCGAGGATTACGATGGCGTTACCGATCTTCATCTTGCCGGGTACGATACGGACATCACCTATAATTCTGTCCTTTATTCGAAGTTTCCAATAGCCCATGAGTTTATAGGCGAGAACAACCAGGGGCAGATCGACCAGGTCAAGGTCAGGCTGGCCAACGTCTCGAGGCTTATCCAATCGTATCTTGAGCAGTATGATTTCAGGGGCAAAAAAGTCATTATCCGTATGGTGTGGGCTAATCAGCTGTCTGATCCGGACGCATACATAGACGATGTCTTCTATATCGATAACTATGTGGCAGACCAGAATAATGTCGAGTTTACCTTAACGGGCAAGTTCGACGTCTTAGGAGTGGACTTGCCGTCGCGAAGATATACCAGAAACTATTGCGCGTGGAAGTTCAAATCCGCGCAGTGCGGATATTCAGGAGGAGAAACGTCGTGCAACAAGACACAGCAAAGATGCAAGGAGATAGGGAATTACGCCAGGTTCGGAGCTTTCCCTTCGGTGCCCACAGGACGGATATACATCATGTAGAGAAGCTTATCATCGATAAGTATCTGGGTATTCCCTACAAGCACAGGGGCAGGGAGATGGCTGGTCTTGACTGCTGGGGATTCTTGAAGCTTGTGTATGCAGATTTGGGTTTTGGATTGTTTGACATCGAGGATCTGGAATATGGCCAGGCATGGGGGCTTCGTAACAAAGATTATTTCAAGGAGAATTACGTCAATGACTGGGATAGGGTTGAGGTTCCCGAAGTATTGGACGGGGTCTTGTTTTTGAATTCCCGGGGAGTGGCAAATCATGCGGGCATCGTTTTCAAGGACAGGAAGTTCATGCATTGTTGCCGGGCCGGGGTGATTGTGTCGAGGCTGGATGATGAGTCCTGGAAGAAAAGAATTGAAGGCTTTTATAGGTTGAGGAATAAGACATGGTAACCATACGCAATATCGAAAATCCTTTTAAATTAGACCAGGCAAAAATCAAGGAACTCAATTATTCACGAAGCGAAACCGTCCGTAGTTTGCTGGATAAGTCCGGGTTCGATTATAAAGATAAACGTGTTATCGTCACTGGCAAAAAGATTAAGGATCTCAATGTTCGGCTTGAGCAGGGAGACGAGATAACTGTTATCCCCGAGG